TTTAAAGATGAAGATATTGATAATGAAGATGAAGCAAAACTTTGGTTAGAAGCATCTACAGATGCAATGTACACAGCTTTCAATAGATCAAACTTTCAACAAGAAATATTTGAATTGTATCATGACCTAATTACTTTTGGAACTGCTGCAATGTTTATCGAAGAAGATGATGATGACATTATAAAATTTTCAACAAGACATATCAACGAAGTATTTATTGCAGAGAATGATAAAGGTAGAATAGATACTATCTACAGAAGATTTAATATATCAGCTAGAGCTGCAATACAAAAGTTTGGAGATGCGGTATCTTCTGATGTTCAAGGTAAGTCAAATAAAAATCCTTATGATGAAGTAGAAATACTACACGCAGTTTATCCAAGATCAGAATTTAATCCTAACAAAAAAGATAAAGCTAATATGCCATTTGAATCTGTCTACATGGAATACAAAAATGGTAATGAATTATCTGTTGGTGGATTCAAAGAGTTTCCATTTGTTGTACCAAGATATTTAAAAGCATCAAATGAAATCTATGGAAGAAGTCCTGCAATGACAGCATTGCCTGATGTTAAGATGTTAAATGAAATGTGTAAGACTACAATCAAAGCTGCACAGAAACAAGTAGACCCACCACTATTAGTTCCTGATGATGGTTTCTTGCTTCCAGTTAGAACTGTACCAGGTGGATTAAATTTTTATAGATCAGGTACAAGAGATAGAATTGAACCATTAAACATTGGTGCAAACAATCCACTAGGTTTAAATATGGAACAACAAAGAAGAGATAGTATTAGAGCTGTGTTCTATGTAAATCAATTAATGATGCAACAAGGACCACAGATGACAGCAACAGAAGTCATACAAAGAAACGAAGAGAAGATGAGATTACTTGGTCCAGTATTAGGTAGACTACAATCAGAATTATTAAAACCATTAATTGATAGAGTGTTTGCAATATTACTTCGTAACAATATGTTACCACAAGCTCCAGAGTTTTTATCAGGTAGAGATATAGAAATAGAATATGTATCACCACTTGCTAAAGCACAAAAGTCTACAGAGTTACAATCTATTATGAGAGCAGTAGAGATACTAGGATCATTAGCAAATGTAGCACCAGTATTTGATTATGTAAATTTTGACAACCTTGTGAAACACTTGGCAGACATTGTTGGTGTGCCACAAAAAATATTAAAATCACAAAGTCAAGTCAATGCGGAAAGACAACAAGCACAACAACAACAACAAGAAATGCAACAGATGCAACAACTACAACAAGTTGCTAAAGCAGGAGGAGATATAGCACCACTAGCGAAAGCATTGCCAGACGAAGCAAGAGCTGTAGCAAATGCTGAAGTGGAATAGTATGGAAGAAAACAAACAATTAGAGAAGTTTATAGCAGGGTTAAAAAAAAATTATAAATACATATTCAATACAGACGAAGGCAAAGAAGTCTTAGTCGATCTTGAAAGAAGATGTCATTATCATTCTACCACTAATGTAAAAGGTGATAGTCATGAAAGTGCATACATGGAAGGACAGCGTAGTGTCATTCTATTTATTAAATCAATGCTACGAAAAGATAAGGAAACATAAAATGTCAAGTGAACAGATAACACAAGAAACTGTGCCTGTAGAAACAACGACTACAGAAACAGTAACACCACCAGTAACACCAACACCTGCAGCACAACCAACAACAGTTGCAAAAGCAGATACTCCTGCACCACAAACATCTTGGAAAGATTCTATTAGTGAAGAGTATAGAGTAGATCCTAATATAGAAAAATTTACTGAGATAGATGCGTTAGCAAAATCTTATATCAATGCTACAAAGATGATTGGTCAAGATAAAGTTGCTATACCAAATAATAATTCTACAGAAGATCAATGGAATGATGTGTATGCTAAATTAGGTAGACCAGAATCTGCTGACAAATATACTTTAGATGCAAAATCTGAAGTAGTAAATTTTGACGATAATGCAATTAAATCTTTTGCAGAACAATCTCATAAGCTAGGTTTAAATAATAAACAAGCTCAAGGTATCTTAGAGTTTTATAAAAATAATATGGAAGG